AAGGTCGCCAGTGATGTTGTCGCCATCGTCAGCGTCACCGCCAACCTTGAAAACTTTGCCACCGGAACTGCCAAAATATGTATCGCCGTTGAACTGGCCCCAAACCACCGCCGGCAGATTCTCAAAAATGCACCAAGCGCGGATGATCGGATTGAAAACGTGCTGGTTGTAGGGATCTGGCTCACCAGTCGGGAAGTTGAAATAAACCTTGTCGCCATCAGGGCTAACAAAAATCTGCCACCCTTTTGTCGTGCCGGTCGCTCTCACTTGCGAGATAACCGTGCCGCGTATCTTTTCAGAAATCGCTGCCGCCTTGTTGCCGATGATGTCCTGACGCACAACCTGGCTGAGCGGCAGATAGCCTTCTCTGGTCATCACGATGACATCGCCGCCCAGCTTGGCAATGGCACGCTTTTCATTGATCGGCTCGGCTATGCGGTAGGTGCCAATCAAAGCAAAATTTGAGGCTGACGGATCTGAGCCGCTGTAGATCAGTACCTCGCCAGAACTCATAATGAGTGCCAGCAGATCATCAACGCCCTCACCACCGTCGATAGTCAGCGTCGAGATCATGATGAGGTTACCACCAAAGGTGCCAACCAGGCCGACTGGGAACTTGGTAAAGTTGCCCTGGAAAGTGTCTACCGTGGCCGAATAGTAAAAGTTCTGATCTGAGCCGGTGAAGTAGTAAACGCGGTTTTTGTAGGCATGAACACCGGTTAGCGTATTTGGGTTCGTGCTATCAGACAGCGTGATCGACAGGTCGCTGGCGCTTGTCCCATTCCAGCTAAAAGGCACGTTTGCCCCTGACGGCACAAAGATGGATAGATTGTTGAACTCAATGCTTTCGGCCCTGCCGTTTGCGAGGCCGGTCTTTTTGCTGACAGCCGTGCCGCTATCAATCTGGTACAGCGTGCCATTGCTGCCGATAGCCAATAGCTGACGGTTTGCGCCAGCGTTATGCTCAACAAGCGTTTCAACATCACCAGTGCCTATGCCGCTGCAAAACTCTGTGTAGCCATCGCGCAGGGTCACCTTCTCCACAGTCGGGAAAAAGTTGGACATCACGATGGCGTCCGTTGGCGGCATGGCGTCGATGCTGTCACGGCTATTTAGGCCACCTACAGGCGCTGGCACAGATGCCGCTTTGACGCGAAACCTAGAGGCTGTTGGCAGTGCCTGGAGCATTAGCTGCTGACCCCATATCCGCTGTCAGGCAGATTGTAAGAGTAAGGGCTGACCAAGTAGCGCCGCGCATCATCGAGCGTGATGATTGGCGCGCCGCCAGAACGGCTAATCGCCTGACGCAGCTCTAGCTGGTACTGACGGAAATCCTCATCATATGCGAGGCCGTGCGCCTGCTTGAAACGCCAGGTTGCACCCATCTCAATGAGCGTTTCATCAAGGATGCCGACATCGGTATCAGCGGCAAAGGCAGCTTGCGAAGTGCCGCCACTGGTTTGGTTCCAATGGCTCGACAGATACTCAAAGCCGATTGTGTCGGCTGCAGTAGGGGTTGGAGTAATGTCGAACTTCAGCGCGTTGCTGCTTGCCTTGAGACGGAAGCGATCAACGATGCCGGCATCTACTGTGCCGTGCCGATCCGATTGGAACTGCTGCGGCGTGATTGGGCCGACCATCTGATCGAGGTCGGTGCGATTGTAGGCTGTGCCACTGACAAAGCGGTCAAAATCGCTGGGCAAGTCATATGCCTGCGTGCCGTTGACCGTTGTGAAGGTATGCTCCTTCATCAGTATCGGCCAGTTAGTGGCCCGCATGAGCTGCTTGCCCTCGCGGTTGATTAAGACCAGGAGCTGACGTGCAATCGGATCTGTGTTGCCGACAACAGTGGTCGGGCGCTCAAATCCGGTAAAGTCAGCTACCGTCTGTGCTATCGTCAGCAGGCTCATCAGCTACTTCCTCAACCTTTGGCGCGGCTTTCTTGGCGGCGCGTTTCGGCTTTGCTTCCATGTGGAGCTGGGCGATCTTGCCAAGCTGCACATAAGGCTCACCCATCTGACGCAGCAGGGTTTCTTCAGCCGCCGCCAGTTCTTCAATGGTTTCGATGCCTCTAAGCTCAAGCTCAATACGGCGGGGCTCGGACATTCCAGGCACGTCGCTCAGACCGCCGCCCTTCTTCTTGGGCTTCTTCTTGCCAGCCTTGAACTCAGCCCAGGCTTCAGGAAAGCGGGCGAGATCTTCAGGGCGGGCTGGGCCTTCCCAAACGTCCTTTACGCCAGAGACGACGATGCGACAGAAGTCGCGCATCTGGCCGTTCAACTCGCGTTCAAAAAAGATACCTTTTGCGGGCATTTATTCCTCCAGTTGTAGGGGTGAGAGGGCGACCGAAGCCGCCCTCTCCAGGGAGATCACATCGGGAAATCGCAGATGATTTCCTTGTCGCTGATGTCGCCAGCAATCGCACAGACGTTATCTGTGACGGCTGCGGAAACATCGAGCGTGCCGTCCGACGATCCAGTCGGGGTCAGCGGGTCGCCGTCTGCGCCTGCAGTGAGGGCAGTGTTCAGCGTTGCCGGGCCTTTGACCTGAACCCAGCAATACTGACCATCGGTCGGAGCGGACTGCAGAACACCAGCGCCGATCTCTACGGAATCCGAGAGGTCGGAGGTCACCTGGTTGTTCTTGTAGCCATCAAGCGTGTAGTAGTACGCCACGTTGCCGGATACGGCTGCAACCGAACCAGCGCCAGTGTCATACTGCACATACTTGAAGATCCGCGTACCGTTGGTGTCGTCAACGATGGCACCAAGCTGACCTAGCTGGAACTCAGGCGTGTCAGCGACTGCGGTGGGGTCAATCCCCATTACTGATGCAATAGCCATTACCAGTCTCCTCTAGGTATGGATGACGCCTTGCAGCGCACGGTTGGAACAGGTCAGGTTGCCCGACCAGAACATCGGCGTTACAAGCGCATCTTGGTTGACGGACATCCGCGCCTCACCAGGCACGAAATCACGACCGGCAGCGACTTCCATCCGCAGATAATCTGTGTTCAGGAAGTACATACGGTCGGTGTTACAGGCGTCATCGAACACGACATCCGAGTTCAGATACTGGACGCTGGTGAAACCAGAGTTAGCCAGATCGTCGCTGGTGATGCGCTGGATGGCCTGCAGGCTTCCGAGGAAAGCCTTGTAGGCGTTGGTGCCGGCCATAACCAGGTCAGGCGAGTCAGCGCCGCGAACAAGCTGCAGATAGATGTTGTTCATATCTGCCTGCACGTTTGCTGTGCTGAAAGCGTTAGACGTGGCAGTGGTCTGCACGTTTTGCCAGAAGGTGTAGGTCGAGGAGTTAATCCCACCCACAGTGCCGGTGCCGGCATCAGCTACAACGAGCTGAAGGCCACCGACTTCCTTGCCGTCGCTGCCGGTGCCATCGGAGTAGATAGCAGTCGAGAGCGTGTTCATCATCGACTTCTCAAGGACGTTCACACGCGCCTCAAGCAGATTGATGATGGCCTCAGTGCCGGAGTTTTTGACTTGCTCCAGGCCGCTGATGGTGACGTTACCGGCAAGCTGCTTGTATTCAAACTCAGCAGCCGTCAGCACGTCAGACGGCGAGACATCAAGGGTTTCGTAGCCGCTGTAGAACTGAACAGTTCCGTTTGCAGCATACTCAAGTTCACGCACGATAGAACGGCCAGTCACAGTGGTCTGGTTGCCGTTTTCGCGCATCCGACGCAGCAACGCATTGTGGTTGCTTACGTTGTCAGAGAGCTGTCGTGACCGGTTGCGAAGCGTGGTCGTGACAATCTCTGAGAGGTTTGGGCTGGTTGCCATAGGCTTTACCTTCCATTCTCAAGTTGTCGAATTGACGCCATGATGGTGTCACGGACAGACATCCCCGCTGGAAGCGCTTGTTGAGCTGGTGCGGCACTGCCTCTGACTTTCGACCTTTGCGCTTTTTTCGCTTTCTTCACGGCATCTGTCTTTACCGTGTCCTGCGACTTCTTCAGCGCGTAACTGTCCATCTCTGCCTTCCGCAGCTCAGGGTCGGCGTAAACCGCCATTTCATAAGCTGTCTTCAGGTCTGGAGCGTTGCCGTTGCTGATGAACGTACCCATTACAGACCGCACCTTTTCAAAATGCGGATGCGCTGGGTTACCGTTTGCATCAGTTTCATTGGCAAACTGGTCGATCAAAGACTGCGTGCTTTGCTGGACGCTTTGCTGTTGTTGTGTCTGTTGGTTCTGGATGAAGCCGGTGAGCTGAGCTACTTGCTGCTGCAACGCCTTCACTTGCGGATCTGCATACTCATCCTCTAGGGCGGCATCGTTACCGACTGCCCCGATATCCACGCCATACTGGTTGGCCAACCAAGCAATAGCGTTTTGAGGGTCTTTCTGCAGATATTCGTTAGCAGCCATCAGTTGCCTGACCGCTGCAACGTCATCCATGCCCGCCCTTGCGAATGTATCGCGGTGCGGCGCAAGAATCTCATCGAGTGCTTCTGAGCGCTTGCGAAGGGCCGCTACACCTTGGGTCTTCTTGGTGTAGTCGGCTTCCATCTCCTTGTAGCGCCGCATCATAAAGTGCTGCGCTGCAGGCTCCATAGAAGCAAAATCATCTTTGAACTCAGCAGGCCAATGGTTCATTGGCTCCAGCGCCGCAAGCTCTGGCGCTTCTTCTGCCTCGCCTGTTTCGTCTAGGTCTTCTTCAGGCTCATCATCAGCCTCGCTGACCTCGACTGTCTCATCTGGCGCGGGTGGTTCACGCAGACCATCTTCTTGGTCGTCGCCGGCATCTGCGTTCAGTTCTTGCAAAGTCCTGGCAACTGTCTCGGCGACTGTTTCCGGCCTTGCTGGCTCGGCTGGTGCGGCAGCATCGGCTGCGGCCTCAGCGGGAGTGCTATCAAGCGGGAGTTCTTGTTCTGTCATTTGAATAGATGGTCTTGGCTAGTGCCTACCTCCACAAAGTTATTGCGCCGCAGAAACTCGCGGTGCTGGGAACGGCTGGTGATCCAGCCACGATCTTTCATATTCTGATAAGGCTCGATGTCGCTCAAAATGGAAACGCCGCCCTTGGGGGCGGCGCTTGCCTTGGGAACGATCTGACCGTCCCTGAACACAAATGTCTGCTTGCTCATCCCATGAGCATCCTTGCTGCCATGTCACGCTGCGCCTGATCCATCTTGCGGCGCGGCTTGTTCATGCTGCCAATCGCCTGCATCAGCTCAGGAAAGATCTTGCTCAGGACAGCCGCAAGCGGGCTATCCATCGCCTCGCGGATGATCTCTTTTTCTTGCTCTGACAAAGCCTGGTAGGCTTCATCAGCGCGTTCCATATCGACTTCCATCATGCAAAGTCCCTTGGGTTGCCAAAGATGTTGAGATTAGGCGCAGCCTGCTGTGGCTGCGTCATGCCGCGTGTTTGCAACAGATCAACCAATGTGCCGCCGGCATATCCATACGGCTGGTACAGGTTGCCTGTGCCGCTATAAAGATAGAACGGATTGAGCAAGTAATTCGCTGCCAGATCGTCAATCACTTCTGGCGTCGTCGTGCCTGGGTCGGCAGGGTCTGCCGGTGCTGGTGGCGCTGCACGCTCATCGCTACCGCCACCACCGCCGCCGGTCATCGCAGCATTGCTGGTCGCCGGCACAAATGTCGGGTCTTGCTGCATCCGCTGACGCTGACCAAAGGCAAAAGCTGCAGAATCTGCTGGGTCAGGCGCGTTGAAGATTTCTCCAATAATGCCGCCACCAAAAATTCGGTTCAGCGTAGTGCCAGGCGCTTCACCGCCGTAAAGCTCATCATAAGCGTCAGCATAAAAGCCGCTCATGGGGCTGCGGCGCGGGGGAGCCATAGTCGGCGTGACTGGATCGGGGCGATTGGGCCGTGAAAGGGATTCGGCAACGGCAGTGCGGATTTGGCCTGTAAGGTCTTGCCCACCAACCGGTATTTGATTGATCGCAATGGTTTCGCGGATAGCCGCATTGTCACGCTCAATGTCGGCAGCCGACCGATTTTCTGGGAATGGATCGCGGCGGTAATTATCGCGTATGAGCTGCTGCTGTACCGGGTCTGCATTTGGGTTTAACACAGTCGCCGCAGCGGCAATATCCTGCTGCCGGCTTTGATCTACATCTTCATCTTCCTGACTAGAGCCAACCGGATCGAGTATTTGCCGGCTAGTGTCGATGAGGTTTGTCGTGCCACGCGCAAGCGGACGGCCTCGATCATCAGTCTGTGCCGGCGTTGCTGTCTCACGCGCATCATCTGCGGCGCTGCCGCCATTGCCATCGCCGTCGTAGCAGATGCGGTTTTCAATCAGGTAAGACCGAAGCATTGCTTGCCCTTTCTTGATCTGAAGCCCCTGCACTCAACGCCCTTGCCAAGCACCGAGCGCAGATGCTCCCTGCCCTCGCGCACCATCTGGCCGACGCCGCCCCAGGGCGCTATAAAATCAACAATCCAGAGACGGTCGCCTGCGTTCCAATCATCAGGCTGCAGCTTTCTGGTTCGCTTAACATAGCCCTGTTCAATCTCCTCATTGAACAAGCCCCAGGTAACAAAGCCGACCGGCTGATGCTCCACTTGCCAGATTCTAAATTGCTTCAGAGCAACAGGCGGCAAGATCAGCCGGTGAACGTCGTGTATTGTCCAATTGCAGTGCTGTTCACTCTGGCCCATGAGCCAGGTCATCATGCCAACTGCCTCAGTGTTCTTCACTGCGTCACCACCTTGGCCGCATCAATCTCCAGCTTCTGCTGCTTAAACTGGGCATCTTGCGCCGCCTTCTGCTGATCGAGCTGCAGACGCGCTACCTTCACCTGGGCATCAGCAGCAGCTTGGTCTGCCTGCGCCTGTACCTTGGCAGCTTCAACCTCAACCAGTTTATCAGCCGGGTTGGGCCTGCCCTGCGGGGGCTGGATTGCCTCAAGCGTGTCCTCAAGATCACGCGCACCAGGGAACGCCCTGGCAGCAAACAGCAGCATCTGCTTGGCTTGCTCAAAGCCAATGGCACCAGAGCTGACCATCGGGCCAATCGCCTGCAGAAACTGCACTGTCGCTGTCAGAAACTCTGTGCGGCGCTGCTGTTCAATCGCGCTGTCTACGGCTTGGCTTTCGTCAGTGTCGATGCTGATGCGATAGCTACGCAAACGCTCATCACGCATCAATGCAACCGCCTCTGGCGATACCGGAACGCCGGTAATGCGCGAAAGCAGCTCAGGCTCCAGGTTCTCGACCATCAGCTCAGCCTTCAGCTCCAGAATCTGGTCAAGGAACATCTCAATGCAGCGCTGGCGGTTCACCAGGCGCATCGCACCGAACTGACCCTTGATACGCTGGGCTGTCGCTGTCTCACGGCTGGCACTAGAGCCACGCATAATGTCCGAGATGCCAGTGATCTCATAGATCGTCTGGATTACGATCTGACGCGACTGATAGAGCTGCGCCAGAGCCTTGATAAGATTATCAAGCGGCGCTTCCTGCATCACATTGGCAAGACCGCCACCAGCCTGCAGCATGGCCATGTTGTCCACCGGCACAAACTCATTGTCCGATGCACCCGCAAGACGCTGCAGCTCTTGGAACGATGCGTCATATACACCGCGCCGCTTCAGCGCTTCTGTCAAATTAGCAATCCGCTGCGTAATCAGATCAAGCTCATAGAGCTGATCCTCATAGGTCAGGATCTCAGGGACAGGAAGCGTAGTATCGGTGGTCGATACGGCATACAGAGGCTCTGGAATAGGCCAGAAACCGTCCAGATTGTACGGATCATCGAACTCCTCAAGCAACTCATCATAGTCGGCAGCAATAAAGATCTGCTTGCCTGACCGCTTGTCCCAAATCTCATAGATTTCAGCCCGATCCGGCTGCTTGTTGTCCTCGTAGGCGTCACCCTCATCGCCGCGATAGCTCAGCGGGATCATTTCGCCTTTCGGGCCGTAATAATCGACCAGTTCCTGCCTGGTCATCAGGTGACGGAAGCCAATCCAGGTCACATCAGGCCAGCCACGCGCCGGCGACATCACAAAGTCTTCCCAATGCACATATTCGCACCGGATTGACTGTTCACCGACATATTCGACCGGCTCACCCAGCACATACGGCCCCATTGGGCCTTGCATGACCATGCCGGCGTCTACCTGGTTGCCTTCAGCGTCTACAAACGCGCTGCCGATCGGCACATCACCGATCTGGCCTGGCGCAACCTCACCGATGCCAGTGATTGGCTGCTGGCGCACCGGGATCATCTCAGGATCACCCTCGACCACCACCGGCTCATAGGTAACCCGCAGAACACCGCGACCGACGATCAAATAGTCCTCAATCGCCCGCCGAACAGCCATGTCAAAGTTATAGACATCGAGCTGATACTGCAGCCCACGCTCCAGCACAGTCGCCACAGTGCGGCCCACAGGGTCATTGTCACGAAAACGGCGGCGTACTTTGGGGCGCGGCGTCTTAAAATACAGGGCCGACTTCAGCGTATCCACGTTGCTATAGAAGATGTTCATGCGCGTGTCGCGCATCATGCGATCAGGATTGTCGTCCCGATAACGATCAATGATCTCATAGCAACGGTTGCGCCACGTCTCCTCAAAGCCACGCGCCCGCCGGATCTGGTCGTTCCAGTAACGCGCACGATCCCCTTTGCCTTTAGGCTCACGGTCATATGCGTAGGATTCAGCCATTACATTCTCCAGCCTGACGGCTTAGACGCACGCTCCAGGCCATCCATCATTTCCTCGATGGTAGGCGGTCGCCAAGGGTCTTCTTCCAGTTCAGGTATGCGCCGCTGAAACGGCCTCGCCATGCAAGCGTAACGAATGTCATCCGCCGCATGATCTTCCTGAGTCGTGTCAATGTCCTCAACCCTGTGCTTGTCGTGCGTAAGCACTGGCAACGTGCGAATTGTGTCCACACAGTCGCTGAAAACAAAAAGCATTGGGCAACCATCATCACCAATCAGGCGCTGTCGCACCTGATCCCATCCGGCAACCCTGCTGTTGTCTGCGCGGCGAAAGCGGATGCCCATCTTAGACAGCCGCTCACCAATCGACGGCCCTCCGTCAAACTTCCAGATGCTTGGATCACCAACGCCAAAATCTATCCGCTCACCAGCCTCACGGCTGCGGATGCCAGCGCCAACTTCCTCAGCAGTCATTCTCAGACCGCGATTAGGCCCAGCAGCCCCATACCACTCCCGATAGCGTATCAACGCCCCATCAGGGAAATATTCATGGTCATCAGCTACCGCCCACCAGCCAACACTGAACGGCGAGGCAGAACCCCAGTCAAAGCTGCGGAACTTAGTCCAGTGATCCGGTATCTCAAACGGCCTGACAACATGAAGATCACGCTGCCAGATGTCGCCAAAAAACGAACCAACAACCAGATCCCAGTCGCCTTCACGCAACGCCCTGGCCAGCTCAT